TATAAGAGTGTAGGCGGCTGCTGCCTAAAATGTAAGTTACGCCAGACTTCATTTAAAGTGAGCATTAATTTTGGATATTATGTTTACAGAAAAAGTTACTTGGGTGCATCACTGGAGTGATCGCACATTTAGTTTTAAATGCACTCGCAGTACAGCATTTAGATTTGTTGCCGGAGAATTTGCCATGATTGGTTTAATCATCGATGGCAAGAGAGTTGTCAGGGCTTATAGTATTGTTAGTCCTCCTTGGAGTGAGGAACTGGAATTTCTTAGTATTAAAATACAAGACGGTGAATTAACCAGCAAACTACAGCACATAGAAGTTGGCAGTGAAGTTGTTGTCATGCCCAAATGCACTGGTACATTAGTCAACAGCGCATTAACACAGGGAGGAGAATTATGGATGCTGGCCACAGGCACAGGGCTTGCTCCTTTCATGAGTTTGATCAGAGATTTAGAAACACTAGAATCGTGGACGAAGATTCATATTGTCCATAGTACTAGACATTCCTCAGATTTAGCGTATAACGCAGACTTAGTAACAGCATTTAAAGATCACCCTCAGGACGGCGAATTGCATGACTTGGTTGATTCTGTGTTAGAATATCATCCTATACTTACAGGGCAGAGTGAACCCAGAATCGGCTATCAACTAGCCACAGGCATGCTAAAGATTAACACTGACATAGACAAAATAATGTTATGCGGCAATTTAGAATTTAATCATCAAGTTAGTGATTGGTGCAAAGCTCGGGGTATGACAGAAGGAAGTCTCCGTGAGCCAGGAACATTTGTAGTAGAAAGAGCATTTGTAGAAAAATGAAGACAGCAATCGTAGTTAATGGAATTTGTAGGCAGACATTAGTAGCTTCGATGTCATGGGACATATTTCCTTTTGAAACCGATTGGTATCTTAGTACTTGGGATTATACGCAAGAAACATATTTTCCAGAAGTTACTTTAAGCAAAAAAGAAATTGATAATATTAGACATTTATTTAAACATATAGAAATAAACGACTATGAAGAATACTTCACAACGTGTATACTTAGTGGGCGTGTTAATCCAATGTTTCGAAGTTTTAAATTATTAGATTCTATTAGAAATACTATTTTATCGCAGGGTTATGAACGTGTTATAGTATTCCGGCCTGATCTATATTTACAAGCACTGGAAATATTAGATGACAGTGATTTCGACGTCAGTAATAATACTGTTAAAATTTTAGGATCACATGCTCCGGACGACTATTACAGTATAAGAAAACAAAAATCAGATGATTTATTTTTTGCAATGCCAATTCATATTTTTGAAAAATATGCTAATTTAGATTTTGTAAAAGATATGGATAGAAAATTTAAATATTCAGGTGATATACACAAATTTACATATCATTTCTTTACTTCATTGGCAACTAAAGTAGAACCTATAACAAAAATGAAATCCGCATTAGTTAGAAAAGAAGCAGAAAATTACTATATTCAACATAACAACATAGATTTTGATAAAATTGCAGATATTTTTATAGAAGTATATATTAATAAAGATTTAAAAGGTATAGGTAAATTTTGGAATCAATTCAATAAGATAGTAATTCAAAGACCCGACATGGATAAAATTAAAATATCACAAGACACTGGTGGAATTTTGAAATTAAGGAAACAATGAAAACATTGATATTAGTAGCCCTCCCAGAGGAATTAGATAAAAATTTAGTAGACTGCCCTGTTGTTTATACAGGTGTTGGTGTATCAAATGCCGCCATGCATGCCACACTGGCGATAATGCAACATAGACCTAACTTAGTTATCAACTACGGCAGTGCTGGCAGTTTAAAAGGTATCACAGGATTAAACAGTGTCACTAGTGTTTGTCAACGGGACGCTGATTGTAGTCCACTGCGGGAACGTGGATATATGCTGGGTGAGAATGTACTTTACTATCACAGCCAAGAAGTTGGCGTAAGAGTAGGCTCGGGAAATAACTTTGTCACAGATCCAGATCAATGGACACTAGATCATTGTGACTTAGTTGACATGGAATTATGGAGTATTGCCAAAGTCTGCGAACATGTTAAAATACCATGGATCAGCCGTAAATGGGTCAGCGATAATGCTGACGGAGAAGCTGGCGCTACCTGGGAAGATTCTCTTCTAGCAGGACAAACAGAATTCATCCACTGGTTTAAAAATTCCAAATTTGCTAAATAGTAATATAAAGTTTGGAGACAAGTATGACTATACAATACATTGCAGGACCCAGAGGCTTACAAGGCCCTACAGGACCAAGAGGCTCTCAAGGTTCAAGAGGACCGCAGGGAATTCCTGGACATTCAGGCCAAGTAGGTCCACGTGGACCTAGAGGATTTCAAGGAGCTGTTATAGAGACAGACGGTGGTTCAGCATCATCAATATTCTCAACAAGTGATATACAATTAGATGGGGGCAACGCAAATGGCTAATAAAATGCAAATTAGAAGAGACACAGGGGCAAACTGGACTAGTACAAATCCAACACTGAGTCAAGGCGAAATGGGCTATGAATTGAACACTGGTAAACTTAAAATCGGCAACGGTGTCGATGCTTGGGTAGATTTAGATTACTTTGATGATCAAAATGGTAGTTACAATGATTTGCGTGACTTGCCTTTCTCCGATCCACCAAACGTCAGCGACATTGCCAACGCTGCCAGTGAAACATATGTTAACAATGCTATCACAGCATTAAAAGCAGGTGCAGGAAGTGCATTAGATACATTAAACGAACTTGCAACAGCATTGGGTAATGACGCTAATTTTAGTGCAACAATGACTACACAATTAGCTTTAAAAGCAAATAGTTCATCTTTATCTGTGGTTGCTACCAGCGGCGCATACAGTGACTTATTAAACAAGCCAGTATTGTTTGACGGTGCTTATAACAGCTTAACCGGCAAGCCAACGCTATTCAGTGGTGACTATGACGACTTGTCAAACAAACCTGTGTTATTTGACAGCGATTACGATAGTTTGTCAAATAAGCCTACACTATTCAGTGGTGACTATGACGACTTAACTGGCAAGCCTACACTATTCAGTGGTGACTATGATGACTTGACACACAAGCCAACATTGTTCAATGGACAATACACTAGCCTAACTGGCCGTCCTACTTTGGCAACCGTAGCCACAAGTGGTGCTTATGCTGATTTAAGTGGTGTTCCACGTATTCCAGTATACGCCGATGATACTGTAAGAAATGCCGCAATACCTAGTCCTGCACAAGGAATGATGGTATTAAGCAACAGCATATTACAAGTATGGAATGGTAGTACATGGTTAAACGTTTAATATAATTAAACAACAAGCCCACTAAGTGGGCTTTTTCACCACTTAAATTTGTTGACATTGTTATGATGTTAATGTATAATTCTAGTATACACATATGTTTGATTAGCGCGGGCTAATCCCTATTGAGGCTGTACAGGTTGTGCTGTGCCGTTGGATTCTTAGGTTGTGTACGTCAGGAACTAACGAAAGGTTCTAAAAGATTGCGGCTCTGTGAAAAAGATACATCCGCAGATATTTACAATTTCGCTGTATGGGATTGTGAAATCACCGCTGACAGTCAAATCTTGAGTAAGGGGTACAGGTCAACCGCCTCTGTTGCACTAGCAAATCTCATCAATACAGTATGAAAACAGAACTCACGAAATGTTTTTATTTTTTGCCGGGCAACGGCAAATTATGACTCGAATCTACGAAATATTAAACCAGTGTTAAATTACAATCCAAAACAATAAAGAGAATAGAAAATTGTTTCGAATACGTAGTATGAAGAAACAATGTGCGTAGCACATACTAAAATGCTTGTAATATATGGATAACTACGACTGGATAAATAATTCTATGTTAATAGAAGAAATAATCGACGAATATAGAGTAATGTCCAGACGTTACGATCCAACGGCTCACATTGACGACGGGAATCGTAACAAATCAAAATTCAAAAAAGTTAGTACTCCATTAACTGATTTCGAAGTACGTTATAGAGATAGTGGCAAATATCACGATTATTTTTTATACAGTAAAGAAACAGGTAAGTGCGTTGGTTTGTTTACTATTGAAGATAATAAAGGTAGATACAAAGGTGCTAAACCTGGCATACGAGCAGTTACACCGCATATGGCATTGGCTCCTGAAGCACAACGACAAGGCATTAGTACACTGGCATATACCACTTTTTTACGTGGTGGACCATGGATATTTGTAACGGACGAACACACAAGAGCCGCATCAAAATTATGGGATAGTATTGCTACAGGAGATATTATTAGTTTTTACGTAGATGTTGTTACACAAGAAAAAGTTGATACTCCTGGTAATCATGGTCTTGATATAAGAGTGTTAGGTCCTAAAGACAGGTTCATAAAAGCAATTATGTAAAAGCACATACTAAGACTTGTAATATATAGATAGTTGTAACTATCAGATAAATATTCATAATTACAGGAGATCCTATGTCAGCAGATAACTTTGGCGCCTTAGGCGCAGACTTTTTTATAAAAACATTCAACAAAGGCTCGTTAATGAGCCAGTCAGATCTAGATCAACTCATTCAATATGTACAATTAACCACAACTATTATGGCCGTAGGAGAATTTACTCCTGGTGTGCAAGACAGTGTTTGGATGATTCTTGAACGTGTAGATGTGCCATCAGCACCAGGATACACAGTAACTAATAACACAGATGTTACAATGACTTCCGGTGGCATGGTAACTATAGATTCAATACCGTGGACAAAGGTAACAGGCAAGCCAACATTATTTACTGCCAATCAAACATTGAACACAAGTGACAGTGTATCATTTAATCGATTGACTGTCACAGGTGCTTCAGGCATCGAAGGTGGTGAAATAGAACTTGCTAAAGCACCAACCAGTACTCTTGCTGGAAATGTTGTTATTGATGTCTATGAGAATAAACTAAGATTTTTTGAAGGTGGTGGAAATGGCAGAGGATTCTACTTGGATCTTACAACAGGCGCCAATAATACCAGCACTAACATTATGTCTAGTGGCGGCGGAAGTGATCACGAAGCCTATGAAATTACTAACACAAGTCCAGAAGGCTCGACATATTCAGTTAGCGTAGGCACTGATGGTGTTGTTACTATGACTACTGCTCGTGGCGGCATTGAGTTCGGTGCCATGCCAGAAGTTGGCGGACCTTCACACTTACACATCATGCGTCCAGCAGGTCAAAATTCGTCAACTGATTTGTACTTTGGTGATGACTACAACTATGTTAAGATGCCAGGACTTTATGGATCAAATCCAACTACACAACAAGGTGTTGAAATTGGTTCCAGTCTCAACGAAGGCGCAGTAAGTGTATGGAAGTTTGGCACAGATGGTAACTTAACACTACCAGTCGGTGGAGACATTTTAGACAGCACCGGCACTAGTGTATTAGGTGGTGGAACTACATTGCCCACCGATGCCAGCGGCTACTTGGTCAATGACGGTGCTGGCAACTTGTCCTGGGCCGCAGGCGATGGCACATTCAGTGGTGACTACGATGATTTAACCAACAAGCCAACAATCCCTGCAGATGTCAGTGACTTAACTGATACTACTAGTCTATTAGGTGCAACTTGGCCAGTACTGAATACAATAGGTAGCGATGGTCCGCAAGATGTAGCCATTGGTTATAATGCTCACGAAACATTTAATCCAACTCTAGGAATGGGAACTGTGGCCATCGGTGCCCATGCTGGCAGAACTAGTCAAAGTGGAAATGGTGTAGCAATAGGTTGGCAAGCGGCTCAATTTAATCAAGGTACAAGTGGTGTAGCAATAGGCTATGCCGCTGGACAACAGGATCAAGGAGCCAACGCAATTGCCATTGGTCCGTTTGCTGGTAATCAATATCAAGGTGCTAATGCTATAGCTATTGGTAACAAGGCTGGCTACAATGGAAATGGCGTTGCTCAACCTGCTAACACTATTTTTATTAATGCCACAGGTTCTGAAATGGGAGGTGTTCCAGCACAAACAGATAGTTTTTATGTAAATCCAATTAGAAGTGATGACAGTCCAAGTAATGTATTATATTACAATACAACTACTAAAGAAATAACTCATGGTACAGCCCCAGGTGGCGTTACTTCTTATAACGATTTAACTGACAAGCCTGTATTGTTTGATGGCAACTACAATAGTCTAACTAACAAGCCAACATATAGAATAGCTGTGACAGGTAGTACAGGCGGTCCGTTTGGCTCGAACTTGCAAGCAGATTCGTTGGCACTGGCTGGTCTTAACCCCACTGAAAACATACCTTCAACCTATGGTGGCGATTTGATACTTCAAGGTGGTGTAGGTGGCGCCAACAACGACTTATACGGTGAAGTTAGAATCAAAAGCGGAACTATTGGTGCGAACTATGAATGGCACTTTACCACTGATAAGAAAATTAAACTACCAGCTGGTGGTGATATTGTTGACAGTACGGGTGCAAAAGCATTTGTTTCTTTGGCTACTCTCAAACAAGTTGTTGCGGCCAGTACAGACTTTGCTGATTTTCAAACTAGAATTGCAAACATGCAATGATATTAGCACAATGAAAAAGCCCCGCAAGGGGCTTTTTTACGACTATAATTTATATCAATTAAATGTATTATTTCTAATAAATACTAGTTATATATTGGAGTTAGTATGATATTAAATGAAGGCGGTAATGTATTTGCAGATGCTACGCCATTTGACCATAAAGACGTTCCTGTTATTCTAAAAACAATTAACGGCGCATTACAGGGCACTGGCATTACAGTTATACCAGTTGGCAGTGCTGCCACACCCAAGCATGGACATCAAAGTGGCGACATGGACGTACTAGCAGATGAAGCCGCAGTAATGTCTTATTTCAATGCCAAGGATGCTAAAACAGCACGTAAGGCATTAAATGATTATATTGCTCAACAAGGTCTGGCCACAGCACAAACAGGTATTAATGTTCATGTGAATGTTCCTGTGGGTCGAGCACATCACCAAGTCGACATCATGGTAACTGCCAATGCACCGCAGATTGCTAAATTTCATACACACGATATTCCAAAAGGCAGTCCTTATAAAGGTGTAAACAAACAATTATTAATGGCCATGCTGGCCAAAGACAAGGGCTATATGTGGAGTGCTTGGCAGGGATTATTTGCCCGTGATGGACTGGGTAAGAAAGCAGACTTTGTCACAGATGACTTAGCCAAGATAGCGGAGATTTTAACTGGCCGAAGTGATCCGGCAGTATTGGGTAGTGTTGAAAGTATATTGGCAGCATTACCACAACAACAGGCCGCAGAATTATTAGCACGTGGTCGAGCAGATGCTAACTGGAAAGAAGTTAAACAAGAAAGCAGAGTCGGTACTAACGAATGGTTCCGTAACATGTTAAACCGACTATGAGATTATTAGAACTAAAAGAATTATTAGAAGCCGTAGATCCTCGACTAGGGCGAGCATTTAATCACTTAGAGGATCTTGTATTCTTTTATGGCAGTCAAGGTACTATCGAAGCATTGGAACATTTAAAGGATATGAACACAGAGCAAGGTAGTAGTAGTGTTCGTATGAAGTGGGATGGTAATCCTCAAATATATTGGGGTCGTGAGAACGGTGTATTTGTTCCTCCGCATGGACATGCTCAATGGAGCAAAGGTGTTATGCCACAAAGCGGCGAAGATGTGGCCAAGTATATCATGAGCACAGGCAAAGCAGTTACTCCAGAAGAAGTTGCCGCACGTCAACAGTTTGCTGATAAATTTGCCGGCCTAGCACCATTGTTTGAACCTGGCACTCCTAAAGACTTGGATGGCAATAATACATTTTATGTATATGCCGATGCGTTATTTTTAAGCCCGCCAGAATTAAAGGACGGAGTATATACATTCTGTCCCAATCCCAAAAGCCAAACATGTTATCATGTACGAGCAGACAGTGAACTAGGTCGTAGAATTGCCAGTGCAGAAGTCATGGTTGTCGGACATGCTTATTTTACTGAACACGGTGCACCTGATTCAGCTCAAATTCCTATCAAAGACTTTACAATGTTTAATGCTAATCCTAGACTAATTGTATTGGGTCCAATATACAATGTAGCACCAGTTAAGGTTGATACTACAATGATTCAACAAGTAGAGAATCATATCAAGCAACATGCAAATAAAGTTGACGCATTCCTACAAGGTGTACCTGGATTAAGCGACTTAAAGCAGATCATTTATAACTATGTAAATCAAAGTGCCAAAGCAAAACAATTAGATAGTATCAGCACACAGCATTTCTTTCAATGGATGACTACTAAAGTTAGCGCACCAAAGCAGGCAAAGATCAAAGAATTAGATTCTGCACAGGGCAATGTATTAGAAGAGATATTTAAAATTGTTCGTGCTATACAAATATTAAAAGACAATGTCATTGACCAAATTGAGTCAGGACCCCGAGCAGATATCTGGGACACCAACGGCGAAGGTCGTGTGCGTTATGCAGATGGAAATAAACAATTCGGCAACGTGAAGTTTGTGCCAAGAAAGCGTTGGACACCACAATGAAAATAAACGAATTAGATACAGCAAAACCAAAGATCAATGCAAAGCAATTGCCTGGTTATGATAGTTCAAATCCATTACACTCTACTTGGAGTCGTGTATTCAGTAGACAAACATATGAAGCAAAAAGAAAAGGCTTTCCTGTAAATATAACAGCAGCCGATGCATGGGAAGTTATTAATAAACAAGGCTGGAAATGTGCTTTAACTGGAGTGGCGTTTGTTCCAGCAGGTGCTGCCAGTCCAAATCAAGCTAGTTTAGATAGAATAAATTCCAACCAAGGTTACATACATGGTAATATTCGCTATGTAACATATCGTGTAAATATGTTTAAGAAAGATTGGCCGGATGATGTATTTTTTGCTCTTTGTAAACAAATTGCGGCACACGTAGGATAAAAGAAATTATGAAAATAAATCAAGTATTAGTAGAATCAACGGCGGCAACAGTGGCATTTGCCTTTGGCAGATTTAATCCTGCACATCAAGGACACATAGAAGTATGGCGCACAGTGGAACAAGCTGGTGCAAATTGGTTTATTGGAACCAATGCTACTACTATTGGTCCTAATGACCCATTAACTTTCGAACAAAAGTCAGCTTGGATGGAAGAAATTTATCCTCCTATTGCTGGACATATTGTTCCTGAACAAACAGTATTGTCATTGGCAGCTTATATCTTTAAGAAGGTACGTAAAAATGAACGTGCCACAGTAGCATATATCACAGATGCCAATGACTGGGCTTGGAGTGGCAAGTTATTAAATCAATACAATGGTAAAGAAGGCGCACATGGCTATTACAAGTTTGCTGAAATTATTCATGTACCAAGTCCACGTGTAAGCAGTGCCACAGCATTGCGTGATGCGGCTCGTGCTGATGACAAGGTTGCTTTCTATCACGCCAGTGGTACTGATCCTAAAGCAAAAGTAGCCGGGTTAACATACTTTGACACAGTTAAACAAGCCTGCGAGAAATATCCCTTGCCAGTGAAAAAGTCTAAGAAGGTTAAAGAAGGTGTGGCGGAAGGCTTGAATGAATTTGCACCAAGCCCGGGCTTTGGCGGTGACGATGATGATGACAAGTATACTCCACAAGATTTTGGTAAACCTTTCAAGGCGAACTATTTGGGCCAGAATAAGTTTGAAGTATTTTGCCGCAAACCACAAGATCCAAGTAATGTGATTAAGCTAAATGCCGAAGTTCAGAAGTATGGACTAGAATGGGAAGAAAATTTTGGATTTTGGTTCTTAGACAGTCCTGGTGCTGTGTACCTTAGTTGGAAGTACGGAGAAATCCCATTACCTAAGGCTATTGATCAGGCTCGCAATCCAGGACATATTCATGATTTAGTTACAGACTATCTAACTAACTCACCACATGCAGCCGAAATACAAAAAATAGCAACAGAATATTTTGGCTTTACTATGGATGGTGACATGGATGAAGGCTTAGATGAACATATTGTCAAAGTTGCAGGCGGCTGGGAATTAAAATCTAAACACGGTGATAAGAACTTAGGCAAGTATCCTACAAAAGCTGGTGCTGAAAAACGTGAACGACAAGTTCAATACTTTAAGCACATGGGCGAAGACGAACAACAAACAGTGGCCAAGACTTGGGATCAAATGACAGCACAAGAAAAGATCAGCGGTGTTAAAGGTCGTACAGTATGGAATGAAAAGACACAGAGATATTACACAGTGTTTGATGTTCCAGTAAAACAGACCACAGACGAAGCAAGTTTAGCCACTATGCGTGATTACTTTGCTGGTGATAAAGACGCTCATGATCCTTTAGAAATTACAAAACAACGTTTGCATTTTAGTAAAGATAAAAATTTAAACCCAACAATTCACAAGAATTTTAGAAGCAAATGGGACTACGAACAATGGCTTAAACAAAATAAACTACAACAAATCTCAGATGCTAATGAATCTACAAACGACAAAGGTTGGTCACTAATAAATAAGAGTAAATCATAAAACTATGAAATACCTAGAACTAAAAGAACAACTACTCAACGAAATAAACATGAGCCCCAGTGCTCTACGTCGTGCTGCCAAAGATATCGGCGCCAAGGCAGGCATGGAATTTGAAATGATTGTTCCTGGTGCAAACCAAGGCGATGATGACTATGATGATGACTATCGCGAAACAGACTACGATCAAGATCAAAGCATAAACAGTATTCAAGATGCTTTTGATTTCTTCTATGACGGTGATTTTAATAGTCGCAGAGATGTAGAGAGACTTCGCGAAAAAATGCAGGAAGATTATATTGAATGGTTAGGTGAACACATCGACGATCGTTGGGCAACAGATAAAGAAGAAATGATCTATGATTGGTTACGATATAATGCCGCGCCCAGCGATGTATTTGGTATACTAGAAGTAGCTGCCAGCGCCAGCGGAGATTACCCCGATCCTTCTAAAGAAGATTATAGAAACGCAGCCGCCAAAGTAGTTGAAGATCAAATCAGTCCTTGGTATGATGATGCTCAAGAAGATTTCCGTGATAATTTCTACAGAGATGCTGACATGGAAAGCGAATGGTTGGAAAGTGCTGATATTAATACCATGCAAGATGTCGAAGTCAAGTACAACATGACTTGGCCGCATTACTTTACTCCCGAAAGAGAAACAGGAGGAGTTACCATAGAGGATGCCGCAGATAGTTTTAGTCGTGCCATTGGCAAAGAAGTACAGGCCAGCAATAACTATCACAGTCGTAGTATAACAAGACCCAGTGCCACAGAATTGCACTATGTTGTAGAACCCGACGGTAGTTTAGAAGCAGATGATGACGAAGATGGTGGCTTAGAATTTGTTAGCCCAGCATTGCCCATAGATGAACTATTAGATGACTTGAAAAAAGTTAAAGCCTGGGCAGACAAAACTGGCTGCTATACAAATGACAGTACGGGCTTACACATCAATGTTAGTGTTCCAAAATGGCAGGGCGACTTGCAAAATCTAGACTATGTTAAACTTGCTATTCTAATGGGCGATGAATATGTTTTAGAAAACTTTGGTCGCAGTGGTAATACATATGCAAAAAGCGCACTAAAGATTGTTAGAGATAATATTACACAGCGTCCAGAAGATGTCAAACGTTTGTTAGACACTATGAAAGAGCACTTAAACACCAGCGCCGCAAAATTAATACACAGTGGTAGTACAAACAAATATACCAGCGTTAATACCAAAGACGGTTACATAGAATTCCGTAGCCCAGGCGGCGATTGGTTAAACAGTAATTTTGATAAGATTGAAACAACATTGTTGCGTTTCGTTGTTGCCATGGATGCCGCAGTAGATGAAACAAAATACAAAGAAGAATATGCTAAAAAACTTTATAAGTTATTGGCCGGCAATGACAACGATGCTACTAACACAATGGCTTACTTTGCTAGATATGCCGCAGGTGAATTACCTCAGAGTGCATTGAAGAGTTTTATTAAACAAGCACAGTTTGAACGTAAGGCAGGCAAAGAACCCAATGGTAAGAAAATGTGGTATCGTGTTGACAAAGAAGGACGCGGTAAATCTGGCGCCAGTATTGAAGTTGTTGCTACATCAAAAGAAGAAGCATTAGAAAAAGCAGCCAGTGAATGGAGCCTAAAACTAAGTGCATTAACTGCGGCTGCCGTTTATCCAGTTCGCCCGTTTGATAACAACGCAGACAACTGGGAAGTATATAACAGTCGAACCGGTGAAGTCATTGGCACATTTAAGAGTGTAGATCCTGATGGAACAATGGATAACTATGACGCAACTGGTGACGATTATAGAAAATGGCGTTACAATAACGGCATTCCTACCACAGATCCAAGAAGCCTAGGCCATCGTCCTAGATTTGACAAGAACCGTTATGAATTGTTTAACTTAGATAGAAACAAAAAGTTAGACGAGCCAGTTCCTAGTAATGTTACTTCAGATGAACAAGCATTGACTTTCCTAGATGATTATATTAATCACGGTCCACATGGATTACAACCATTCCAAGCAAAACGTATGATTGGTGTTAGACGCTGGGGCGATAGCAATGCTGAACCAATACTAGCAAATCCAATTCGTGCCGCCGCAGGTACACCACAACCAGCTGGTAGTGTAGGACAAGACGTAACAAGTCCAACAGGACAATGGAAAGTTGTCGATGGCTTGGGCCGTGAATTGCACCGTTTCAGTCCAACTCCTAATACTCAAGCAAGAGCAAATGAACTTGGCGAATTATATGGCCGCGGCCTCAACGGCAACTACAGCGTTCTTCCAGTAGGGCGCAGTGATATTCAAGACATTGAGCCTGACTTAGAACTTGCTCGCAATCCTGGTCCTAGAACAGACAGACCTTTTGTTTGGAAGGTTCAAGGCAGTGATTCTCCATATCAAAGACAGGGTGTAGAAGTTGTTGCTAGTAGTGAATTCGAAGCAATGCAAAAAGCTAGACGTAGATGGAACTTGAATATAGGTCAAAGCACAGAACAACAATTCTTTACAGCCAACGGTTGGATAGCAACTCCTGTTCGTCCTGCTGAAGGGTCGAGTCCTGTACCAGGTAGCACAACAGACCTAGCACAACAACGTGCAACACCCGGTACGTTTACAGGTGCTTGGAAAGTAATGAATGTTGACACTGGACAAGAATTATATAGATTCAGCGGTATTGGTAATTCGCAGTCAGATGCTAATGGTGTCGCTTTACAATGGATAAGACAACATGCCCCGAACACAGACTTGGTACAAATTGAAGTTGTGCCTATAATGAGCTAATATGAGAGCTGATCAATTTGTTACAGGCTATGTCAGCCAAGATGTAAAAGTAGAAAGTAAATTCACTGACTACGAACTTGCTGTCATGGAGGGCGGCCTCAGTTTAGATAAACCTAAAAGTGCATTGCATCAAGCAGTCACCGAAGCATTTGACCAACCCTATAAAATACTTCGATGGGAAAACAGTGAGCATTATGGTGATGTAGACGCAATAGCACGATTAGATGACAACACCTTTCTAAGTATTATGTTCAACATGGAGTATGATGAAGAAGGTGAAGAAGTCATACAAGTAGAGTTCCATAGAAACAACAGCCAAGAAGTCACTGGCGACGGTGATGCTCAACGAGTATTTGCCACAGTATTGGCCGCTATCCAGCAATACATTAAAGAACACAATCCAAAACGATTGACATTTTCAGCCAGCAAAGAAGTGGAGCCTGACCAAAACCGTGAAAGTCGTGCCAAATTATACGACCGACTGGTACAGCGTTATGCTCGCACTTGGGGCTACAGGCCTTTCCGTGCAGACACTGGTAGCATAGTTAGATATGAGTTGAGCAGAATCAAACCAATACCACCAGTAAAAGAAAACTTTGTCAACTACCAAGGACTTAGACCACCTAAGAATGTTCCCGGTACGAACTTATTTCCTGGACAAGACATAGTGGGGCAAAGGGTTTATCATTGTACCAATAGGCTAGAAGCAATTAAGAAAAGTGGAGGACTAAAACCTCTGCGTGACGCCACAGGCGAACGGGAATATGGTCGGTTGAGCACAGATGAACATCCATTTATTCCTGTGATAGGCATTTGGTTTAGTGTGGGCAAACCAGACTGGCCCGGTAAACATTGTGTGAGTTTTGTTATAGAACCCACAGATCAAGTGTATGTGGCCTATGCTAACACCAAAGGCTTGAAACCGAATGTTGTATTAAATCCAATAGCATTAGACAGGCTTACTGTGGAAGGTCAGCAGGATGTAGCAGAGAATTTTGCAGATGGTAAGGTCAAAGGCAAAAGTCGTCCTGGACGTGTTAAACGCAGTGGTGCAAGCTGTGACGGAAGTGTCTCTGACCTAAGATCAAAAGCAAAAGATGCCAGTGGCGAACGTGCCAAAATGTATCACTGGTGTGCTAACATGAAAAGCGGCCGTGCTAAAAACGAATCTGAAATGTTAGAAGATTTAAACGTTATATGGAAAGATGTATTGGAAGCTGGCGTGTATAAAGGTTATCCCTGTACTAAAGACTGTAGCGGACATGCCGCAGGCGATCGTTGGGCAGATGCTAGAAATATAACTGACCCTAATCAATGTCCTTACAGTAATAACAGTTTCTGGGAAGGCTGTCTAGCGCATACCGATGAACAAGAATAACATATAAATATACTATTATGCGATTATTAGATCTTAAACTTACAGAAGCGGCACTTAGTGCAGGCGAACTGACAAAATACTTTGACTCTGAAACAGAGCCAACAAAGTGGAAACGTCTTAATGTTTTCTTAAACAAAGTTCTACAAAAAGAACCATTCGAATTAGTAGATGGCAGCACAGCATTAGTTAATACATCTGAATACAAACGTATAGCAGATATTTTTAATTTAGGAACTGTGCCAAGTAATTTTAAAGTTGACACAGACAAAGGCCCATTGGGTTTAAGTAAGTTTTTTAAATCAGCAGAACTGGGAGGCAAGGGTGCTGGCGGCGCCGGTTTGTCTAACAAAGGTGAAGTCAGTGAGGGTATTCTAGGTGCTAGTTTATTTGCTAAACTTATAGCAAGGACTCGTGGTAAGATTGATATTATCGGTGGTGATGACATTTGGAATGTTATTGACATGCTAAATCAAACACAGGAAGATCATTACGGTGTTAAAGTTAAAGATGCTAGTAAATCTGCTGTTAATGATAGTATTCAATATACATTAAAATTAAAACCTGGTCCATATGCAGACTTAATGGACGAAGCAAAACGAGCATTGTTAAGTGATGTAATTAACAGTGCAGTGGCTTATGCTAATAGTGCAGATGCTCAAGCATACTGTGAATATTTTTACTTAAATGGCAAGCCGGATATTATTCACGTTATTACAGACGGTATCAGCGGAAGCACTACTAAGAAATCTGACATCGAAGTTGTTGTCACAGATCCAAAAACTGGAAAACAAACACATCAACAACTTAACATTAGTCTTAAAGCAGGCAGTGATCAAATGGGACAAGTTGGTCAAGGTGATGTTGGCGAAGAATTTGATGCTCAGAAGAAACTATGGAACTCTTTTGGCATTGACATTGAATCAAGCAGAGCTGAATTTAATAAAGTATTAGAGAAAAAAGGTTTAATAGCAGCCATAGAATCTATCTATCGCGATGCCGCTACATTCCTTCAAGACTTGTTAGCAGGCAGCTTCGATGATGCCGAATACTTGTTCTTAAAAGACTTGGTAAAAGGCATTGACTACTTTGCTACATTAAACGACCCCACAGTCATTTTAGTTAGTCTAGAGCGCGGAACTTATGAAGTAATGAGTTTTGCTAACTTAGAAAAACAATTAACGAACATTGATTTAGATGCTAGTTATAACGAAAACTCTGCTACTCCACAAATAGAAATATTTGATAAAAACAGCGGCACTCAATTATTTAGAATTAGAACAAAACGTGAAACTAAAAAAGGCGGCGGTATTTATGTCCGTAATTATATTGAAAAAGGTCCTTTGTTAAAAGAGTTGACCAGCATCAAAAGATAATACGTTATATTGACACAAATTGGCATAAATAAACATATGAAAATAAAAGAACTTATCAGTGAAGACGGCAGCGTAGGCGGCATTAGCAGTGGCGCCATAGCTTCTGCTCCAGCCAGCAATTTGTTTGCTGTGCCAATGAAACGCAACATGGCAATGACTCGCAAGCGTCCTAAAAAGGAAGCCGAAGAGTTAAAAACTAAAAAAGATAAGTCTAATGTTTTAGAAAATGGAACTAATAATGGATAAACAAAGAGCACGCCAACTATATGAACTAGCAGATCGTTTAAGTAAGTTAGACGTCAATACTCTATCTGAACAACAACGTCAACAACGTAGTGCTATGATTGCTAAGTTGCAAGAAGAAGTTAAAACAATTAAAGAGTTTGCTCCTGACGATAGTTCAGGTGGTGAAGAAGATACATTACACAAATATGCTCGTATGTGGTATAATGGTAATGATGCCACACAACAACAAGTAGAACAAATCCTAGATCGTATGGGTTGGGGAATCGGCGAAATAGAATCAGAAGAGGGTGGCGCTTTTGTTGTACAAACGGGTGACGAAAATGGCAATAGTTATATTGGCTTTGCAGTCGCTGACTTGACAGAAGGTGTTGCTGATACTGCCAACGATCCTGGCGAATATGATCAAGAAGGCGATATGGCTCGACAAGATCTTGCCACTGCCGCTAATGCCGCAGAAGAATTACGCAGTATTTTAGACAGCGATGAGAACTTGCCAGAATGGGTTCAATCAAAGATTACTAAAGCAGTTGACTATTTAGATACTGTTCGTGATTATATGAAAAGCAAAGATCAAGATGTAACAGAAGCTTCACAGCGAGTTGATTCACTGGTCACTGACGCATTACGCATAATGCAAGGTCCAGAATTAAATGATGCTGTCAAAGCATTAAAGACTGTGCTTGGAGACAGAGAATACAATGGCCGTCGCGGCCATTATAATTTCTATGTTAGACAAATCATGGACATGCATAACCAACAAGGTGTAACTGAAACTAAAAAGCCAAGTCCAAAACTTACGCCGGTTAATATTAAAAAATCTGACCAAGTCAGCGAAGAAATAAATACAGAAGCATACGAAAGACTACAAAAGGTTTTCGCATTTAAGAATTACGAAAGTTAATTATGAAACTATTTGAACTATATCAACAAAATACCCTACAAGGTACTAATAACTTAAAACAGATCTCTGAAGCTGTGGCTAATAAGACTGGTGCAGTTATTACTGTAGGTAACACTCAAGTTAAACTGGGCATTAACAGTGCTAGGTACGTTCTTGGTTTATATGAAACCGCAGTTGCCAATGGCACCAGCGAACAATTCTTAGAAGGCCTGGCCAATCTAAATCCAACAATGGTCATGGAAAACGATAACACAATGCGTCACATTGTCGGCAAGTTCAAGCACGAAGTTAAAAACTTTGTAGCTGGTGGTGATATGAGCGATGACTTATATCATGCATTGTATGATTACTACAGCGACCACGGCGAAATGCCATATGGTACTATGAAAGGCCGAGATGGCGATCCCTATGAATGGGTTCACATGAGATTCGATCGTGATGTACATGATTACGTTGGCGGCAACAATCCAGATGTTCCTGCATTACCACAAGCAAACATGTCAATGATGCCACGTCAAGAAAGTATGTACGAATCTAAGAAAACAAAGATGAAAGAAGGATGGGACGAGATGATGGCCGCCGTTCGAGCCAGTGCTCAAGATGAAAGAGGTGCTACTGGTAAGTTTTCCAGATCAAAGAATCCTGACTCGGGCGGAACAGTTTATAGCCGCAAATATAATGCAGACACGGGCTACTCCATTGAGCCAACTAAAGATCCAGAAGGCAAATCTCCGGTCAAACGTAGCGTAGGCCGTCCTAATGCTGGAGTTACAGGCTCAGATGAAGCAGGAACTAAATTTGGTGATTATTCAAGCTGGTATCATAAATCTAAACGCACACACGGCGATCGTAAAATTGTTGGCGGCAGAACTGGTGCTATGGCAGTTATTGAAAAAGGTAAAAAATATCTAGTAGTAGGTAAGTGGGAAAACGACGAAGGTGTCATGTTTGATAAACCCAGTGAACTTGTTACTTTGGATGCATTGAAATCTTACAAAAGCGGTAAAGGCCGTCCAAAGAAAGTTCGTGAATGGATCGAAACTCTGCGTTTTGTTTCTGAAGGCGAAACAACTAAAACAGCAACTGGTATTAAACATAGTGCTAAAGGCAAATATGGTGCAGACGAAAACAAACCAGATGATAATGAGCAACTAGATAAAGCAGGCACTAACCGTAGAGAAAAAGCTATGGGTGTTAAGTGGGATCGCGAAAAGAAATGGGGCGGTGGCATTAAAGTTGAATCTACAGGTACAGACAAGTTTGTTGTATGGTATATGGTTGACGACAACAAATGGGACAAAAAAAGCACGTTTAACAACAAAGCCGACGCTGATGCATACATCAAAAAACTCGCAGACAAGGGCTACGACGACGATAACTTCGAAGTGCTTAAATCAGGCGCACACCCTGATGATGGTTACGAGAGCAAAAAGTAATGCGTATCTCTGAAATTCTTAGTGAAATGAAATGTTGGCCCGGCCATCGAAAAGTCGGCACACAACCTGGCACTGGCAAGAATAAAGGCAAGCGTGTCAACGACTGCGAAAAGATCAAAGAAGAATTAGATGATGATCAAAAGCGTGTAGGCCAAGTTGGCGGTGAAGAAAAAGCAAAGAGCATAGGCCAAGTACTTGCCAAACCTACTAAGCAACATCCTTTCAAAGGCCGCTTGGTTGGTGAATAACTAAACAATGACACATTGGCAAGAATACATTCGCAGTAGTTATGAATTGATTCTTGACGCAGAAGGTAAGACTGCTACTTACTTAAATGAACCACTAGAATACTATCTAGTCAGCTTAATGGCTAGATGGTTTGACAAGCCTAATATCCCCCCTGACACTCCTGTGGCAATACTAATGCTTACTGCCATGCAAAATCCTAGAAAAGAAAATTTATCAGAAGTAGCAGATATTTGTTTATTCTATGATAGCTTTAAAATAAAACAACGTAAATGGCCCACACCTAAATACTACAAAGACATGGGTACTACTGCGTATGGCATGGCCTATGTTGCCAGCAATGATAATGTATACAGTCAGTTAGAACTTAGCTTTGATATGTGTAGTAGGATTTTATCTAATACTATTAAACAAGTCTAACTATAGTATGAGTCAATTTTATATAAAAGCCTTTAAGTATTTAAGTATTAGTCAATAGAACTAAATATACTTATAGGATAACATATCATGGATGAATTAGTACAATCAATGAAAAAGGCACTGGCAGATACATTTGCCTTTTATTTAAAAGCACACGGCTTTCACTGGAATGTAGAAGGTCGTACATTTGCACAAGATCACGAATTGTTTGGCTCAATATATGAAGAAGTATATGGTAGTATTGATCGGTTCGCTGAAGAAATTCGTGCAATGGATGCATATGCTCCTGCCAGTTTTGTTCGCTTCAGTGAACTAACTAGCATTGAAGACGAAGTTAAAATTCTTAATGCCCAGGGTATGTTCGAGAAATTACTAGCAGATAACTCCGTTGTTTTAGCTAGTGTTGAACAAGCATACGCATTAGCCGAAGCAGCCGGTAATCATGGTCTAAGCAACTTCTTGGCAGAACGCCAAGATGCACATGCCAAACATGGTTGGATGTTGAGAGCTACACTAAAACAAAGATAAATGAATCCTACAATCAAAGAGTTAGTTCGGACTGAGCTAACTAAAAATCAAATCCTTGCCCTTGAGTCTTTTATCTCAGATCGGGGCGAGGAAATTTTCAAAAACAGCAACTTACTCAAAGTTATCAATCGCGGTGATTTTGATGCTGTGCCCAACGAATTGGCAAAATGGATCGTAGACAACGGAAGACGCTGTCCAGAACTTGCCGAACTTAGGCAAAAAGAAATATCCTTGTTTACCAAATAATGCTTGACTGATGATGCGTGATACTATATAATAGTATAACACATTTTATTAAGGAGTGTTTATGGAACCGCGTATGTTTTCTGGCGATGAAAAAGCCAAAATTAAAAAACTATTTGCTGAAGGCATTCAAGTCTTGAGTGAAGTTAATGCACTCAACGAAGGACTAACTGAAACTATCAAAGCCATTGCTGAAGAACTTGATATGAAACCCAGTGTACTTAAAAAAGCATTGCGTATCGCTTACAAAAATGAGTTTGCAAAAGAACAAGATGCATTCACTGAAGTAGAAGAAGTATTGCAAGTTGCAGGTCATCTTTGATTAAATTCCTAAAAGAACAAACTTGGCAATTCTGGTTTGAGTGGTTATGTACCGCCACTCTAATCTGGGGAGTTGCTCTGACCAGTTATAATGTTTATCCACTAAACATTTGGATCAGCGGCTTAGGCAATCTAGGCTGGTTTATTCTTGGTATACTATGGCGCAAATGGAGTTTGATTATTGTTCAACTTATAGTTACAATAATCTATGTTGCAGGAATATATAATATACTATGAGTTATGTCGACGCAGTTTATGTAAAAGATAAAGACCTTATCAATGTTGTAGAACGAGTTGATGGAGTTAGGAAGTTTAAAAGTTTCCCGGCTCATTATTTGTTTTACTATCAAGATAATAAAGGTCAGTACACGGGCATCGATGGTAAAAGATTGACCAAGGTTGCTGTGAATAATCACAAGGCCTTTGAAAAAGAAAAGCGTATCTATGGACATAAACAACTTTATGAAAGTGATATCAAACCCGTTAATCGTTGTTTGGAAACAAACTATCTAAACAGTGATGCTCCAAAAGTCAACAAGGCATTCTTCGACATTGAGGTTGCTTACAATAAGATCAAAGGCTTTGCTGATCCCAGTGATCCTTTTAATCCTATTACTGCTATTTCTGTACATTGCGGCTGGCTGGATAAATTAATTACGTTGGCAATTAAGCCAGACAAGATGGCGCAGGATCAAGCGGAAGCAATCGTTGCTAGATTTGATGACACTATTCTTTGCGACACTGAAGAAGAAATGTTAGACATGTTCCTGAGTCTGATTGAAGACGCTGACATTGTCAGTGGTTGGAACAGTGGCGGATATGACATTCCTTACACAGTGAATCGTGTTATCAAACTAATGGGTGCGGATCATAGTCGTAGATTTTGTCTGTGGAATGCCAAACCTAAAAAGCGTGAATATGAACGCTATGGCAAAATCAGTGCTACATACGATCTCATTGGTCGTGTTCATTTGGACTACCTCGACTTATATCGCAAGTTTACATACCACGAACTTCATACATATCGTCTTGACTATGTAGGTGAGATTGAATTAGGCGAAAATAAAATACAGTATGAAGGCACATTGGATCAACTGTACAACAATGACTTTGAAAAGTTCATTGCTTATAATAGACAAGATACTATGTTGTTGTTCAAGATGGATGCCAAGCTACAATACATTGATCTAGTTAATGTTTTGGCACATGCAAATACCGTTACGTTCCTTACTACAATGGGTGCGGTTGCAATGACTGACCAAGCTATTATCAACGAAGCTCATGGCAGAGGAGTAATGGTAATGGATCGTAAGCGTGGCGATGGAATTGAAACACAGGCCGCTGGTGCTTATGTTGCTTATCCAGAGAAAGGCGTTCATGATTGGATTGGCAGCATGGACTTGAACAGTCTGTATCCAAGTTTGATCCGTGCTCTTAATATGAGCCCAGAGACAATTATTGGACAGGTTCGACAACAACAAACTAAACCGGAAATTAAAGCGTGGTTAGACAGTGGTAATAGTTTTGCTGACTACTGGGATGGTAAGTTTGCTGTTCATGAGTACAATGAAATCTCTGCTAAGAACAAAGGTTATAATCTTGTCATAGACTGGGAGAATGGTACTAGCACAGAACTCAGTGCGGCAGAGGCATATGACTTGATTTACTTGCAGGGTAATCCTTGGATGCTAACTGCCAATGGTACAATCTTTACCTATGAGAATCAAGGTGTAATTCCTGGCTTGTTGACTCGGTGGTATGCCGAACGTAAAGAGCTACAGGCAAAGGCCAAAGAAGCATATGGCACTGACATGTTTGAGTACTGGGACAAACGACAGTTGGTCAAGAAGATTAATTTGAACAGCTTGTATGGTGCGTTGCTTAATGCAGGTAGTAGATTCTTTGATATTCGTCTTGGACAAAGTACAACATTACTAGGTCGTTGTGTTGCTCGACACATGGCAGCACAGGTCAATGCGGTATTCGATGGCGACTACAATCACAAAGGTCGAACTATTATCTACGGTGACACTGACAGTTGTTACTTCAGTGCGTATCCAGTGTTCAAAGGTCAAATTGATCGAGGTGAAATTGATTGGAGTCGTGATAAGATCATTGAACTCTATGACATGGTTGCCGATGAAGTCAATGCTACTTTTCCGCAGTTTATGAACACAGCTTTTAACTGCCCAACTAATTTGGGCGAGATTATCAAAGCTGGTCGAGAAGTAGTTGCCAGCAAAGGCCTGTTCATTACTAAAAAGCGTTATGCTGTTCTTATCTATGATAAAGAAGGTAAGCGCAAAGATAAAGATGGAAGCCTTGGCGAGATCAAAGCCATGGGTCTTGATTTGAAACGAGCTGATACACCAGAGTTCATGCAACGGTTCTTAGAAAAGATTTTGCTTATGGTTCTTAATGGACAGGACAAGCAAGACGTTGTTGATGCTATCAATGAATTCAGAACAGCATTTAAAGAACGTCCAGGTTGGGAGAAAGGTACACCCAAGCGTGTCAACAACTTGACCAAGCACACAGAAGTTTTTGAGAAAACTGGTAAGTGCGGAGTCGGACATGCCATGGCGGCTATCAATTGGAATAGGTTTAAGAAAGCGCACGGTGACCAAGCAAGTTTGGATATTACAGATGGTATGAAAGTTATTGTCTGTAAACTTAAATCCAATCCAATGGGTATTACAAGCATTGCTTATCCAATTGACGAAATGAGACTGCCAGAATGGTTCAAGGACATGCCCTTTGACCACGGCGCAATGGAAGAAACAATCATCAACAACAAAGTGGAAAACTTAATTGGTGTTCTTGATTGGGATATTCGAGCAAGTGATCAAACAAACACCTTCGAAAGTTTGTTTGCGTAACTAAATAGAATACACGACATGCTTGGCGCATGTCGTATCAATAGTCAGCTTGACTATGTTTTGGTAACATAGGTAGTTATAACAGTTGACACTACAACCTAAATACAGTATACTACTGTATAGGAGAAAATAATGAAAGACGCAATTTTTGATATCGTGCGACACACAGCCAGCCTCGGCTTCTTTGATTTGGCAAAGATTACAGGCACTGATGCTAGCACAGAAATATGGACCTGTGACGAAAAACGCAACGTGGTCCTTGAAGCTGAATTAAAGAATCCAGTGGCACCTTTAATCGGTGAAGTTGGTTTAGGTAATCTAAGTTTCTTAAATGGTTTAACCGGACTTTACAATAAAGAAGGTGTTGAAGTTGAAGTATCTACAGTAAGTAAAAACGGTACAGATGTTCCGGATTACTTTATCTTTAAAGATGCAGATGGCAACAACGACAAGTATCGTTTGATGAGCAAAGAGATCATTGACACACAACTGCAACAAAGCAAGTTTAAAGGTGTCAAGTGGGATATTAGTTTTGAACCAAAGAAAAGCAAAGTCAGTGAAATGTCACAGAAGGCAGGTATCTATTCTGCACTAGAGCCAATGTTTACTGTGAAGACAGAAAACAATGAACTTGTTTTTATCTTTGGCAGTGACACAGGTGGCAGTCACTTTGGACGTATGACCTTTGCAAGTAATGTAACAGGCACTATGAAAGAAGGCTATTCTTGGCCCATTGACAAGTTTTTGAGTATTCTTAAACTTGGTATGAGTGGCGAATGTAAAGTGCAGTTCTGTCAAGTAGCTTGTATGATTACCATCGACAGCGGCACTGGTGTGTATAACTACATATTGCCAGGTCATACTCGTTAAGGAACTATTATGGTTACTAAAAAACTTACCCCAGTTAAACCAGAAGCATCAGAACCTGATTCAATTCAAGCGGCTATGTTATTAGAACTGCAAAAGCACACTGAATACATGCATCGCATGGATTGGAAACTATGGATGATTATGAATATGTTTCGCACTATCGGTGAAGAAAACGGTTATACATTCAGTGTTGTACACAGAGATGACGACGACATAGATCCACGTCGAGAGGTATAATATGACAGATAATCAAACAGAAAAAATTATATCTCTTCTTGAAAATATAGAAAAGCATCTTCAAGCAATTGATTGGAAATTTTGGGATTTGCATCAGCAGTTCAACAAAGAGAAAACAAATCCCGATGTGGAAAATACTGAAAAGCCAATCGAAGAAGTAATTATCAACGATGAGCTAGAAAGTCTTGCAGAAATAGTCAGTGCTCCAGCCACTGCTCCTGAGCCTGAAAGACCAGTAGTAAAGCACACGCTGAAATATCCAAGTATCGAGGTTTTGAAATGAAAAAAATGATTTGGGTTACCTTTCAAAAAGAAGGCATACACAAGTATCCAGCGGCTCTAACTGATCCCAACTTGGCCACAGGAGATGAATATGATGTCAGCTTTCTCGGCTATCCTCACAGACACATGTTTCATTTTAAAGTGGCCATTGAAGTGTTTCATGATGATCGTGACATTGAATTTATTCAATTCAAACGCTGGTTGGAAAATCTTTATAAAGGTGCTATACTAGCACTAGACTTTAAAAGTTGCGAGATGATCGCAGAGGATTTGTACACACAAATTAATGCTCGCCATCCTGGCAGAGCAGTGACAATAGAAGTAAGTGAGGACGGTGAAAATGGATGCCACATTCAATTTGAACAGAAGTAAGGTGAGAACAGTGCATAACAATAATAATTCCTATGTCAGTCGTGCAATGATCAATATCAACGATATCAAATATGATTTGTTGAAGATCAGTGAAATGTACGACAGAGTGTTACAAGATGGTCTTGGACACATTGCCGCAGACATGTTCTGCAAATATCTACAAGACATGTGTGACCAGCGATGGATCCACAGTTTTCAAATCACGGAGATTGTGTTGAAAGAACACAGTTATACATACGACATTAATATACAAATTACTAATGATCGTACTCCAAAGAAATTAAAGATCCATGTGGGTCTTTATAAGAGTGCATGGTTTGACTTGTCCAAGTCAATGAAAAATACAGCAACCGGTTACGTAAATGCTTAATCATAAAACCCGTGTAGATTTAAAAATACGCAATAAAGACTATGCAGTTTTTTTGCCAAGTATCAGCGGGTTTTATCAAACTTTTATCAGTAAACAACAAAAAGAAGAATTCGTTCCACTGAATAGAATTCCAAAAGAGTTTGAGAATGGCATTGAAGGTATGAACTTCCTTAACAAGGAACAGGCATACTTTTATTACCCTGATGCGCTATATTCTGCAGGACATGCACAGTTAGATGTAACCAAGAGTTATGTCGAAGAATCCATGGTTCAACAACGTGATAAAACTAATCCTGATAGTTTTATTCTTGGTGACAGTGGTGGATTCCAGATTGGTAAAGGCGTTATCAATTTTGACTGGCAGCATTTCTGGGAGAAGCAAGGCGATGCTGGTTATGTAGGAGCCGCGGATAAAACCCGCATGGCAATTCTTAACTGGCTAGAGTTTACTGCTGATTATAGCATGGTACTCGACTTGCCTACTTGGAGTGCCGCGCCTATCAACCAAGCACGTACAGGTCTTAAAGACTTTGGCGATTGTCTACGTGGAACATTGTTTAACAACGATTTCTTTTTAAAACATCGCCAAGGTAAAACTAAATTTCTAAACGTTCTTCAAGGTGGCACCAATGAAGACGCTGATACTTGGTATGAAGCTGTAAAGCATTATCCATTTGAAGGTTGGGCCATGGGTGGTAACAACATGAAGGACGCAGACTTAATGTTACGCAGATTAATTAAACTACGAGATGAAAAGTTGTTAGAGCCTGGACGTGATGTTATTCACTTCCTAGGTACTAGTAAACTTGAATTAGCTTGTTTGTTAACTGCTGTACAACGTAACCTACGTGAGCATGTTAATCCTAATATGAAGATTACGTTCGACTGTGCAAGTCCGTTTCTAGCCACTGCTTATGGACAGGCTTATACACAGCACGTTCATCGTAACAATCGTTTCAGTTACATCATGGATAAAGCCATTGATGATAGACGTCTTGCTGGCAGTGACACACCGTGGCCTTGGGGCAGTCCGGTTGGCGAGCGTATGACAATGGGCGATGCTTGTTATTACAAGCCCGGAGACTTGAATAAGTTGGGTAAAGAAAGTAGAACAAGTTGGGATAGTTTTGCTTACTTCTTAATGATGGGTCATAACGTGTATCAACACATTGAATCAGTGCAACGTGCCAATGCGCTAAATGATACTGCTTGTGTTTTACATAAGCCGGATCCCGGTCAATGGCATCCCACTAAATGCACTAACGGTGAACTTAGTAACTGGGTTCCACGTAATGTAATCTATATCACAGAGTTGGTTAATCGTGTGTTCTCTAGTGAAACACCTTTTACAGAACTTGATAAGGCTGCTAAGTTACTTGCCGACTTCAACGGCAAGAAGACTCTTAAGACTAGTGCAAGTGCTCATAACATGTTGTTTGCCGCCGAAGACAAAGGCAGCGACAATGATGCCGAAGGTGCAGAAGACTGGGATGAAGAAGAAGCCGAAAACATTTTAAAAGAAGCATAATGAAAAAAGCACTTATAATTGGCTTAGGTTTTGGACAGGCTGTTTATAAGCCTGTACTAACTGAACTTGGTTATGAAGTGATTACTGTTGACATGGATACATCTAAAGGTGCTGATTTTTCAAACCTCGACGATGCTATCCGTGTTCACGGTAAATTTGACACCGTGAACATTTGTACTCCGAATTTTACACACGTTAAATTGGCAAGGGCTGTGGCTCATCATGCAAATATTGTATTTGTTGAAAAGCCAGGTGTTGTTACTAGCGAAGCATGGCGATGGCTGTGTGCTGATTATCCTCAGACTCGTTTTATGATGGTTAAGAATAATCAATATAGAGACACAATTGAACAATTTAAGACACTAGCAGATCAAAGTCATACAGTTAGGCTTGTTTGGAATAATAAAAATCGTATTCCAAATCCTGGCAGTTGGTTTACTACAAAAGAACTAGCATTTGGCGGTGTCAGTCGAGATTTGATGCCTCATATGTTAAGTTACTATGTGGCATTGACAGACTACACAAAAGGCAATAAACTATATAGTAACGCAATACAAAGACATGAACTCAAAGATCTTATTGATACTGATTACGGCGTTGTCAGTTATGATGGCACTTACAATGTCGATGACTTCTGTGAATTTGAATTCAAAAACGGCGACACAACTTGGGTTTTGACTGCTAACTGGAAAGACAACATAGCAGATGATGTTTACATTAGTTTTGACATGAAGAATAGTGCTGCCAAGTTTGTTCTAGGATTATGTCCAGAATCTGCATACAAGGCAATGATAGAAAACGCTGTTGCAAACCTAAATAATGATATGTTCTGGAAAGAACAATTACAACAGGATCTTTGGATTCACCGGCAAATAGAAAAATTATGACACGCATACTACAAACAACTGGCACTGGCAATTTTATAGAAACAACTTGGATTAATCCAAAATGCGGAGACAATGAGATTACTGTACAAAACATCATGACCGGTGTTTGCCGCAGTGACATTGATATGATGAACGGAGACTTTGGCCCGTTACCTATTAACATGCAAGGGCATGAAGGCTTGGGACGAGTAATTAAAGTAGGTAAAAATATTGG